CAACAAGTGGAGAGACCAATGAAGTATTCAGGTCATTGGCAAAGAGGCTATCGGATTTGGCTGATAGCTGTGGGATATCTATTGAGTTGGTGCATCATACGCGTAAAGGGAATGGTTTAGACACAAATGTAGAGAGTGCAAGGGGTGGGTCTTCTCTTATAGCAGCAGTCAGAAGTGCCAGGGTGCTGTCTCCTATGACAAAGGAAGAAGCGGATAAGGCGGGTCTTGAGAGCCATGTCAATCACTTCAGGGTTGAGGTGGGGAAGAGCAATCTGGCGAGACCTATGGACAAAGCACTGTGGTTTGAGAAAAAGTCTCATGCGCTGGACAATGGGGATAGCTGTGCGGTGTTGATGAAGTGGGAGTTCCCTGATGCTTTCTCTGGGATGTCAGTGGAGTTGGGGCGCAAAATACAAAGACGGATTGAGAGTGAGAGACCAAAGCATAGTCCCAGGGCTGAGAATTGGGCTGGGAAGATCATTATTGAGATGTTGGAGTTGGATATTAAGGATAGCGATAAGTTAGCGAGGAGTAAGGCAAGTACGATACTAAAGGAGTGGGTACGGACTGGGGTTGTGGAGGTGTATGAAGACCATGATGGAAGACAGGGAAGGATGACAAAATTCTACTGTCAGGGGAATAAAATTTTAGAGGAATGAATATTAAGCTTGTACAGATAGATGGCAAATTGCCCAATTTAGCTCTAATGAAGTTAAGTGCCTATTTCAAAAATCAGGGGCATAATGTGCATTTTACTCGCTCTGTTAATCCTACGTTGTTTGAGCCTAAATATGACATGGTGATGGCTTCTGCTATCTTTCAGTTTAGCATCAATCGTATCAATAAACTCAAACAGAACTATCCAGACGCAATTATTGGAGGTACTGGAACGGATAACTGGCAGCTAAAAATTGAAGAGTATATTGGGGATAGTAATGAACTGGATTACAGCTTCTATCCTGATTATCAGTTTAGCTTGGGATTTACGCAAAGAGGATGCCGTCTAAAGTGTAAGTTCTGCGTTGTGCCTACAAAAGAAGGTAAAAACCATGAGGTCAACAGTGTTTACGATATATGGCGTGGTGAAGGATATCCAAAGAAGCTACACCTTCTTGATAATGATTTCTTTGGACAACCAGAGGAAAGCTGGAAAGCAAGAGTAAAGGAAATAACCGAGGGAGGTTTTAAGGTATGCTTCAATCAGGGTATCAATATCCGGCTGATAGATGAGGTTGTGGCTGAAAATCTAGCGGTGTTGGATTTTAGGGATGACTCATTTACACAAAAACGTGTTTATACGGCATGGGATAATATTGGGGATGAGGGGCGGTTCTTCAAAGGGGTAAATCTTCTAATGAAGTACGGCATCAAGCCACAAAACATTATGGCATATATGCTCATAGGATACGACAGAAGAGAGACTTGGGAACGTATCTGGTACAGATTTAATAAGATGGTAGATGTAGGCGTTCTCCCTTATCCAATGGTTTACGATCCATTACAGCAAAGACGCGATTTAAAGCAATTTCAGAGGTATGTAGTCCGGCAATATTACAGGCATAAGACATGGGAGGAGTACCTGGACTACTACAATTCATCCAAAGCCCAGCCTGTTTATAATGATAATCAAATGGAGTTAAGTTTATGAATTATAAATTTACAATTAGTTATGTAGTATCAATAGTTTTAGTCAATATTGGGTTTGTATATATTGCGCCTATACCTTTATTGGGAGAGATGTTTCCACCTATGTCTCTTCTTGTAGGCGCAATATTTATATTAAGAGATTACGCCCAGAAGGAAATTGGGCATAAGGTTCTCATAGCAATGGCTATAGGGGCTGCGTTGAGTTATTTGATGGCAGACCCATTTGTAGCTCTAGCTAGTGTTGTGGCTTTTGCTGTATCAGAAATGGTGGATTGGGGTGTTTATACCTACACCAAAAGACCTTTGAGAGATAGGATATTGCTTTCATCAGCTATTGGTACGCCTGTCGATAGTGCCATATTTTTACTGATATTAGGGTTCTTTAGTCCAGTAGGCTTTCTTCTAATGACTATAGCAAAGATGGTTGCAGCATTGGGTATATGGTGGAGACTCAATAATGAAGATTAAGTATAGCGTGTCTTTTCATTGTATATGCCCGTCTGATGGGGAACAGATAAGCTATCAGGCTGACATATATTCTGAGAAGTTTCATCTTGTAGAAGATATCAACAGCTATATATATGGTTTGGCTAATGAGTCGTTGTATCAAGAGCATTTGACCGATCTCTTAGCCAAGCACTTTGCCTGTAGAGTTGTGACCTATGGCACACACCAGGGCATTGCTATTGAGTGTGAGGTGGAATGATACACTATCACGGCACACCACTTACACCGCAAGAGGAACTGCATAAAATGGTGGGTAAGCATTTCTGTGTTTCTTTTGAAGAGCCAAGAAATATCGAGTGGTGTGTCAAGCATGGTCAATCTGTAATGCTTGATAATGGGGCGTTTAGTGCATTCACAAAGGGCAAAGAGATTGACTTTAGGGCGTATGAGGAATGGTTAGAGCCCTATCTGTATCCCCCAAACTGGGCAGTAATTCCTGATGTTATCGATGGAAGTGTTGAAGAGCAGAAGAGACTCATAAAACAATTTGGGCATTTGGCGAGGCATTTAGTAGCTCCTGTGTGGCATATGAGTTTGAGTATTGATTGGTTGCTGGAGATGGCAGATGGCTATGAAAGGTTTTGCTTTGGCTCTAGTGGGGCATATTGGCAAGTGGGTAGTGAGAGTTGGTGCAGAAGGGCTGATGAGGCATGGAATGAACTCACAAAGCGAGGGCATAGATGCTGGGTGCATATGATGAGAGGGTTGGCATTATGTGGCGATAAGTATCCATTTGCAAGTGCTGACAGTACAAATGTGGCGCGTAATTTTAAGAACAAAGGAGCAGAGATATGTCCTGAGAGAATGGCAAGACGTATTGACGCTATTCAGTCTCCTCTGCGATGGACAGTTAGGGAGACACAAGTGGATTTATTTGAGAGGAGTAGAGCATGGGAAAGTGTGACACAAAAAAATGTAAGGGTTTAGGTGTAATGAAAATCAATGAATATGTCTGTGATTATGTCGTGGATGATGATGGAAAGTCGAAGGGTATTGAAAGGCAAAAGGTCGTTTGTGCGTCATGCTATTGGAAATCTGAAGGGAGGAATTATGACAAAAGACAACGATTTAGAGCAGCGATTTAGGCTCAAACCTATTACGAAAGATGAGAGGATGCAGCAGTTACGAGTGCTAAAACCTGAGACTAAAGAGAGGTTGCGAAGGATGAAAAAGAAGGGGTTGTTTCCTCATCAATCCTCATCAAAACGTAAGCAATCCTCAACATGAAAAGCACCTCAAATCAATCCTCCTCGATAATATCCCCCTTTAGGGGGATATAACGAGGATGAGGAGGTACAGAGGGGAGATTGAGTTCCTCCTCGATAAATTGAAGGAGAAAGAGATATGAATGTAGATTATGGGTCTTTGATTAGTGAAGTGGGGAAGTTGATATCGGAGAGAGGAAAGAATTATGGTGAGCCTTTAGCAAATATGCAAGACACGGCTGATCTGTTCAATGTGTATCTCAAAGGAAGAGATACGATTGAGGCTGTTGATGTTCCGATACTGATGATATTGGTCAAGGTGGCGCGACTAATGAAAACGCCTTATCACCTGGACAGCCATTCTGACATTATCGGATATGGGGGCATAGCCAAAGGTATTGCGATCAAGGAGAGAAAAGGTGGAAAAGCCAAATAGTTTTGTGCTGCAACACTCATGGTATGAGCAGAGGCGTGTCAAGAAGGGTGACAGCAAAGTGTACGTCAATCAGGAGAGTACGCCCTATCACAGAGCGTATCATCGTGACAAGCTCACTCCGGCACAGTTTGAAGCGTGTAAGGTTTTTGAGAAAAGGTATCTGGCGTATTGGCAAAGAAGTGGGCAGAGAAATATATTAGATACAACTGTCAGAGGTTCAGGCATGGATTCCGAGTCACAGCAAGAGGCAAGTCTGAGGGCGAAGGAGCGATTGGAAGAGGTGCTGGAGTGCATGACAAAGGGGCAATGTGAGGTGGTTTTTAGCGTGGCTGTAGAGCATGAAGCTATCGGAGAATGCGATTTGAAGAGGAAAAGATACAGATTTTTAGTGGAAGGTCTCGATGAAATAGCCAAT